TATGCGGCATCTCTCGTCGCAGCGTCAGCGAACACCTTCACGCCACGCATCAGGTACTGATTCACGCCGGCTGCGGTGACGGTCTCACCACTCACCCAACTCTTCGTGCCTGTGATCGCCATAGTGCCGTCAGCCTAACAGGTCAGGTCACTGCGTTGTCGGCATCGAGCCGACCGTACACGCTGTCGTTGAGCACGAACGCATACACTAGGTCGGCGACATACAGACCGAAGGTGATCAGGTGGCGGTCTGGCAGTATCTGGTGCGTGATCTGCTGAACCCCGTACTGCTGCGACACGCTCGCTGGTGAACCTGTCGAGAAGGTACGGGTGACGGTGACGACGCTACCCATGTCTATCGTCATCAGCAGGTTTCGGTTCGCCGTGCTCTGCGCACTGGCGAGCACACGCACATTGTCGAAACGGTACGCAGGGTCTTTGTAGAGCGACAGCAGTTTGTCGGCGAGCGTCAAAGCCGCCGCATCGCTGCCGAGCAGCAGGTTGTCGAGAGCCAGCGTGGTGATCCCGTACTCGGTCTGGCTCGTGGCATCGTTCGAAGTCTGTACCGCACCCGTCTCAGTCTGCGTCTGCACCTTGTTGTAAAGAAACTCTTGCCCGTAGATCGTGTCGATCGAAGTGAACGGTATGTTGCTGCCGGTATCGCTGAATGTGGCGACCGATGTGCCGAACGCCGCTGCGACACGATCGGTGAAGGTGAGCGTGCCGTTAGCCGCCACGAACAGCAGACCCTGCTCGGATTCGGCGACCCGTTGCAGATAAGCACCGGCGTTGGTGTTTGCGTCGATCTGGAACGCACCGAGAGATGCGACACCCGTACTGATGCTGCGAGTCGTGGTGGGGAAGTTCACGGCTGCTAGGTCGAGTATCGCCGAGACTCGTGCGCCAGAAAGTTGTGCCGAAGGTGTGAACGCCGTGCCCGTGAATGTGCTGGCGAGCAGCAGATAGTCGTCGGCTGCGATGATCGTGCAGGTGCTCAGGTCGTGGTCGTACTCGATGTCGATGTCGGTGATGCGACCCGTGAACAGTGCCTGCGACCCTGACTTCACCGACACTTTGCGGCGTGGTGTCACGCCGCTCTTGCTCGTGCTGCTGTTCCAGTACGGCGAACTTTCGTTGATCGGGTCGAACCTGCGGTCGTTGTTCCTGAGCACTATCGTGCAAGTGCCCGTGCGGAACGACGAGAACTGGTCGCTGCGACCACGACTGATGCTGAGACTCTGCACATACGGCGAGATGTCGATGCCTTCCAGCGTGCCGTCGAGCACATCGTCGCCGTCTAGGGTGCTGGTGTTGAGCGTGAACTCTCTGACGATGAAGCCGAGTGCAGCGATGACGCTGATCTGCTCACCGAAGACGAGCGTGGTCGCCATGCGTCACTCGAACACGGCGACTGGTAGCGGTATGTTGCCGTTCACACGCACATACTGTTGCAGCGCATCGACGATCTCGTTCGCCGTCTCGACGGGGTTCGAGATGCCTGCCTGAATGTTCATCACGATCGACTCGATGCTCGTGCCGCTCGTCGCCGCCGCCGCCGTTGTCGAGCCGGCGACTGTGGCGATGCTCTCGATGATCGTGCCACCTGCGCCGAGCGTGACACCGAGACCAGCAGCGATACGGGCAGCCGCCGCAGGTTTGATTGCAGCCTGCGCCGCTTCGAGAGCCTTCTGTGCAGCCAGCAGGTCACGCATCGCATCGGCTTCATCACGCAGCGCACGAGTCAGGTTCTCTGATGCGTCTTGCTGGTCTTTCTTCGCATCTTCTAGTTCTTTGAGCACCTTCTCGTAGATGACCGAACCGACCACCGCACCAAAGGTGATCTCGTTGAGATGTTTCTGTGCGTCGGACTGCTCTTCCGTCGCTTCGGTCTGAGCGTCGAGCGCATCGACCACAGCGTATTTCGCTCGTTCCAGTTCACGCTCTGCTTCGGCGATCTCTTCTGCTTTCGGTGCGACGGCACGCTCTTCGGCGAGCACTCGCTCAGCGTCAGCGATTGCAGCAGTCGCATCTTGCACCCCATACTTCGCAAGTTCTACATCTCGCTCTGCTTTGGCGATGTCGTCAGGTGTCGCACCGACCCTGCGCTCTTCGGCGAGTCTCTTCTCGGCGGCAGCGATGTTCCGTATTGAGTCGAACACCGCAAGTTTCGCTTCGGCGAGAGCAATCTCTGCACGCCTGATTTCGATCGGGTCGCTACCTTCTGCGCTGCGTAGTTCTGCGAGTTTCTTCTCAGCGTCAATCACCGAGAAGTTTGCTTCTTCGACCGCATACTTTGAGCGTTCCAGATCACGCTCAGCGGCGGCGACATTCTCGGGGTCAGCCGTGAGAACACGCAGATTAGCCAGCCTGAGTTCCGCTTCACGCAGTCCGTTCACCGCATCGGTCTGTGACACTGTGGCATCACGCAGACGATGCTGCGCTTCCGCAATCTTCTTCGGGTCAGGTGCTACTGCCCGTAGTTGAGCAAGTTTCGCTTCGGCATTTTTCACGCCACGCTGAGCATCGACGACTGCTAAACCAGCATCACGAAGACGACGGTTCGCATTAGCCAGAGATTTCGTCGCTTCGATACTTTCTTTCGCAGTAGCAGGGAATCCCTTTGTCACGAGATCGAAGCGTGCTTGCGCAGCCGTGACCGCATCAGTCTTTGCGGCGAGATCGCCCTGCGCTTTCTGCACACCCTTCGTCGCATCGGTCGCCGAGCGTGTCGCATCACGAGCCTTCTCGACGACATCGGCGAACTTCTTCATCTTCTCGGCGATCGTTTCTATGTGTTTGGCAGCACCACCCGACTGTGACCGCATCTCTTTGAGCAGGTCTAAGAACGCTTGCTGTGCGTCTGTCGCACTCGTTGCCGCCTTTGCAGTCGCACCATACCCTTTCAGCAGCGGTCCGATGAACGGTTGCACGACAGTCGGCACGCCGGCAGCAGTGCGTCGTGCTTGATCTTCGAGACCACGCAACTGGTCTTGCGTCAGTGCCGATGCTGCGCCGGCGGCGAGCACATCGTCACGGAAGTTCTGAAATGCGAGCGATACGCTCTCTGTGGCGATTTCGAGACCACCAACTGCGTCAGCCGCATCTTCGAATGAGTTGAGCATCTTTGCTGCGGCATCGAGACTGCCGGTGGCGATCAGCGTCAGAACCGATGCGATGTGCCCTAGCACGATGATGATCGGTTTACCGACATCAGCGATGAAGTTGCCGAGTGTGACGAATGCTTTGGCAACAGGTTCTAGCGCATTCACGATTCGCAGTGCGAAGTCGCCGCCTGCTGCGGCAGCGGCGACGAGAGCATCACGCAGACCGCCGCCTGCTGCAAGTTTGTCGCTGAACGCCTGTATGACGGGCACGACATGAGTCTGTATGAATGCGACTAGCCGCTCTGCGAACGGCAGCAGCGCATAGCCGATACCTTCGACTGCTTCATCAAGCGACACTCGCAGAATCTTCAGACGACCTGAGAATGTGTCGGCAGAGTCTGCGGCTGCGCCACCGAACTGATCTTGCAGCGACTTCACGAGTTCTGTCAGATTCTTAGACTTGACCGCACTCTCGTCGAGCGGCACACCGAGTTTCGTGAGCGCACCGACCTGACCATTGAACGCTTTACCTAATCCGTCTGAAACGCTGGCAAGGTCTTTGCCCGTAGCGGCGGCGATGTCTTGCGCCAAGATGAGTGCCTGCTGACTAGCGTTCACATCACCTGTCGCACGCACAAGATTTGCAAACGCTGGTCTTAGTTCGTCGTCGGTCACACCCGTCAGGAACATCTGCGCACTGATGAACTTCTCGACACTGGCGATCTGCTCATCGGTTGCGCCTGTGGTGCGGCGTATCTGATCGGCGAGATTCTTCTGACTCTGCTGATCGTCTGCCGCTGCTTTCGCTGCACCGAAAGCGGCAGTGCCGACAGCGGTGAACGCTGCTGCGCCGGCGAGTGCGATCGTCTTGAATGACGGCAGCAGATCGGTGACTTTCTTGCCGAGACCGCCTGCTTCGTCGCCGACTGACTTTATGGCGGCGAGCGCACTC